ATAATAATATTATAAGTATCAGGGTCTATAATTTTTTCACTTCCATCTATAGTATTAAATATTCTATAGAAAGGAACTTTGATTTTATAAAATCTATCAAGTATTTGATATTTTTGATTTACATTATAATCTAAATTCTGTGCTTCAGCAGGAGTCAAAACATTATTACTGTTTTTTAAGTTAGATGTTGGATAATCTTCTCCGTATAAAGAATTAACACCAACTTCTATATCATCAATAAATTCTTCCATTTGAGGATATAGGTCTAAAACTTGCTGTCTGGTTAAAAAGGTAGACAATATCATTCCTGACGCATCATTAAAAAATCTATCTCTTGATGCTGGGTCTACATACACTCTAAAAGGGTCTATGTGCGTATATTTAACTTCACCTCTTCCATAGTCTGCTTCAGGGTCAATATATACATACATATATCCCAGTCCAGTAACAGCATAATCGTGAACAACTTGTTTGAAAGTACTATCTCCGTTAGATATATCCCAAACATATTCAAGTATTGTTCTCCAAACATTAGCTAGTTTGTTATCAGAGTCTTCTCTCGCAATAACAGAAAATCTTGCAGGTCTTGCTGTAAGCAATGATTTTAATTTGTCAACAGCAGCATATACTCTATCTATTACAAAATCAGCCTGCCCTACTGCTTGCAGCGCATCTGATTCGTCTGTGCTATAATGATTTCCTAGAGTAAAGTCTACTGCATTTCTTGCTTCAGCGTCCCATTGTTCTCTTGCGTCTCTCCAGCGTCTAAACAATTCTTTTGAAATCTGAGGCTTTGATTTATTTTCGTCGTATTTAGCCATAAACTCCCAATTTAGTTTTTAGTCTAAAAATAAAGAAATTTATGTATTAAAGTCAAGTAAAATTTATATTTTTTGTCCAGTAATCCAGTTTATGACTCTTTTAGACCTACCTTGTTCTATTTTAGAAACTTTGTCTTCTAGTTTATCTGCGTCGATTGCAGAGCTTTTAGGAGGTTTTGCTGTAGTGACAGCATACCAAAGTCCGTCAAGAAGGTCGTCGTTTCTGCCTTTTGGAAACTCAAACATTTCATCTATTAAGTTTGCATGCTCTTTCTTGACAAACATTTTTCTTCGATTTACAATAGGACAAAGCAATGCTTCTAACCTATCTTCTTTTTTGATACCAGCAGGAGGTCTTACTCCTTGAGACAATCCAGGGGCTAGCTTTCTATCTTTACCAACAAGCTGATTTACATAATCTTTTACTAATCCCTGCGCACCTACTTTTTCAACATTAACTCTTCTAACAGGGTGATATTTCTTTGCCATATCAACAATTGTTTTAGGCATGTCATACAAAGGAGAATGTTCTCTGTAGTAATCAACAACATATATGTTTCTATCGCTATCAATTGCAATAACCATAATTACTTGATAGTCGCTTCTTGCATTTGCTTCATAAGCCAAGTCTACTCCTATGTAAACATTTACAGGTATAGCAGACTCATCTACCATCATATAGTTAAATCCATTTCTTTCTACGAGATTTCCTCTATAATAATTAATCCTATCAATATGGAACTTAGCACTTTCTAAGTCTCTTGCTTCATTTAGATATTCTTGAGCAAACTTATGGACTAGTCCCATTTCAGTAAATCTTCTTTTGATATCTATGAGCTTTTCTTTTGTAAAATAGCTAGGCCATAGAGGAACATCGTCGACTATAGCCTTTTTATATAACACATTCCAAGCAGATTTTCTATCTTCTTTTTGTGCTTGCAGATATCCATCGTACACCCCTTGTAGGAATGAATCGTAGTGGACTATCGTACCAATAAGCCATATTGACCCTTCGTTTTCTTTGGAGTTTTCCAAAGCGGGTTCTACTGTTGACATTACCCATTCTTTAATCTCTCTTCTTCTTTCTGGTGTTTTCGTATTTAACTCTGACTCAAAGTCATCAAGTATAATGTTGGTATATCTTAGACCAAGCTGTGAACGACCACGTAGTCTCTGGGATGTACCTTTAGCAATGATTCTATCTCCTCTTGCTGTTGTAAATTCTTTCTCTGTCCACTTGCTTCCTTTTAGGTCACCAAAATAATATTGTAAAGCAGGGTTTATATCTATGTGATTTTGTATATACTTAATATGGTCAATAGCCTGAGACTGCTCTTCAGACACCCAGGCGATAAACTGTTTTTTTTCTGGTGGAGCAAAATACAGCTGATGAAGTAATGCTGTTTTAGCTAAAGTAGATTTTGCATGACCTCTAGGCAATATAATACAAACTCGCTTATCTTCTCCTAAAAGTATTTTACTTAGTTCATACTGATAAGGAGCAGGAGTTGACTTCATAAAATCTTCTGGCAGAAACATTTGACCAAAAGTCACAATATCCTTTCTTGCCAACTCCAATGCTTTTTCTTTTGCAGATAAGTCAGGTGGTATGATATTAAAATTTTCTGGCTTCTTCGTATTCTTTTTCATAGACTCTATCCATCATAACCATAGTTTTAGGTGAAAGCCAATCACCGTCAGGCACTTCTGTAAACATACTGGAGCTTTGCCATAATAAGGGCCCAGCTACGTATATCCAACACTTTTCTTTTTCTTTTGTATCGTCTAAAACAACATTGGCTGTTGTTCTAATATATAAACCATCTTTTGTGGATTCATACATGTCGTACATATTTAATTCTTCTTCAGTGACATCCATCACTTCTACAACCGCACCATTTCCTTTATTGTTTTTAATTAATGCTGGAAAAGACTTAGTTCCAGGAAATACAAGACTAAAACCTTCTACCTTTCCAGTCTCTTCAAACCCTCTTCTTAATGTTCCATATACTGCTAATCTCATGAATGACCTACCTCTCTTGGTATACCAACATCTGTAATACCAAAAGATGCGTTATACACCGTTAAACAATTAAAACATTTGACATGAGTAGTATCTTTTTTTTCTTTACTATATAAGAATACTCCAGTTTTACTCAATCGATAATAACATATATGACAACGTTTATTTTTCGTTATCTGTTTTAACTTCCGCCAATTTTTTGTGTTGGGACCCTTGAATTGCATTTAGTTGCTCCTGTGTAAATCCTTGAAATAACGTTAAAGACTCTGTAGTCTTTTCTGTATCCATCATTCCAGATATTTTCATTAAAGTTGTTATTGCTGTAATCTTATCTCTGTCTGAAGAACCTCCTTTATCTATGATATTCCTCATTTCTTCTAATAAGTAGTTTGGAGTAATCTCAGCTTCATTCAAGTATTTATCTATTTCTTCTCTAATCAATTTTTTTACCCTATCAGTTTTTAATAATAGTTTTGCTTGAGACTTAGCATATTTTTCATTCTTACTAGGAAATGCTTTCATGTAAGCTTCTACAACTTCATCTCCTTTTGCTACATACTTACCAAACAAAAACTCTTTATCTGTTGCATTTTTTCTTTCTCTTTTTCTAACAGAAGGAGATTTACCCTCTGTAGAGAACGTATGCATATTGGTTTTCATATCTCCTTCCATCCTAACTCTAGGACTACAAATAAAAGAACCCATAATAGTCCTAATAAATGTAGTCTCTTTTTTTCTATCGTGTTTTTTTAACACCCCTAGATGTAGAACTTGGCATACTTGACCATCGTCAGTAACTACCCAGTCATTTGTATTTGAATGACGCCAATCTGTTGACAAAGAAACACTTTCGTGATACTTTCTAAACTCGTCGACGTCATCATACAAATAATGAGTAACTCCTTTTACAGTACGTTCTCTCATAATTTAACTATTTTTCCTCTTTATCGTCAACATCTTTTTCAAGTTCGTCGATAACGAAGCGAATGTAGTTATTAGCAAGGAATCGTAATTCATTAGCTTGTTGGTCTAATCTCATCAACTGACCAGCAAGTTCATTTGCTCTATTGTACTGAGCTTGTGCTTCTTCTGTTAAATCAGAATATAAGAACTCGATTTCATTACCATCATTCATTATTGTTAGCTTTTCTTCTTTCTTAGCCATGTTTTCTCCTTATTACAATGGATTTACTTGTGGTGGTGCATATTCCTCTAGCTTACGATGTAGTTTTTCTAATATGACTACATCTGCTACATTATGGTCATAAACGTATTTCATAGCTTTTTCATCGCCCCATCTAGCTTTTTGCCACATTTCTGGTTTTACTCTTGTTTTACCAGCAATACCAAAAAACTCTGTAGCTGCCATTAATGACGAACGATGTAGCTTTAATTTAGATTTTACTACATAATATAGGTCTTTGTGTGACTTTTGCTTGTATAGTGGAAAGAATGTCTTGTGATACAATGCACGTGTTCTGATAAAAGGAATATCAAAACGAGTACCGTAATATGTAAATATTACATCATATTTATTCATTTCTTCTACTAAAAGCTCTACAATGCGAGCATCTTGCTTATCTGACATTAGCTCTTCTCTTGTAATTTTAGCTCCAGCAACATTCTTGTCACCTCTTCCTTTTATACACCAAGACAACATAACATCGATATTAGCACTAAATCCAGTAGATTCAATATCTAGGTATCCGATAGTCATCTCATGTCCAGTTGTATATCTGGTAGGTTTTCTTAATCCTAAGGATTCTATTTTACGAGATACTGCTTTATATGTTCTATTATATCCAGCAATACGTATTTCTTGATACAGAGTGAAAGCAGACTTAGCAGTACGTTCATACTGGTCTATAATTCTGATTTCATCTTCTGTCCATTTTACTCCAGGCATTATTTACCCCATTTGTTTTGTTTGACTATCATTGCCATTACTGCATATACTGCAATATCCATAAAAGCATCGTCTATTGGTTCATTCTTTGCTTTCATATTGTGATTTGTTGACAAGTTGATTAGTCTGTTTATCTTATCATTAAGCCTTACAATTATACCAAATAAGGCTGTATTGACTTCTTTTTCGTTTTTTAACGTGGTACCCATAGCAATATTGCCAGGACCGTAATCAAACTGTTTTTTACAAAATGTTAGGTACATTTTATTTAAAAGAGTCTGAAATTCTTTTTCTGTAGAAGGGTAGTTATCTTTTATGTATGAAAAAACGTCTTCTGCTGTACTAGTTTTTTGGTTCATCTGGAAAATCCTCCGCATCTTTTACATTTTCTAATTCACGTATTAACTTATCCCAATTAAGATTTTGACGTATTTTTTCTAATTCGTCTAGTTCTTGTTGTAATCGTTGCACTAATGCATTATTACCTTGTTCTTTTGCTTTTAAGATTGCTTTTTTGATGTCTTCCATAGAAAGCCTCCTACTCCTAATTGAAATAATCCGTTTGATATAGCGTCAATAAGGTTTTCTTTGTGTTCTAACCCATAATTGTAGAATATAGCGTGTAATATCTCATGTATTAACGTTTCTTCTTTCCTAGATTGATGTATATCAGTATTGATAAGTATGATATTGTCTTTTACCATATGCCTACCATACAATTCTTTGCTTTCATCTTCATGCTTTAGTGGTAATTCTACTATCTTGTATAAATGACCACCAATAGTTAATTCCATTGCTTTTTCTTGCTGTTTCTTACTCATAATACTCCCATATTAATTAATTGTGTATGCAAATTAACTAAATATTCCTACACAAGTCAAATATTTTTTAAAAAAATCTCACGACGTCTCAATGTTCTAGATTCTAATGCTCTATAAATCGATATAAATACAAAATAACTTGACTCAAGTAAGACAAACAGGGTAACTTTAACAGTCCGAAGGACGAAAAAAAACACTAATGCTCGTTGCTCTTGAATAACATAGAATATTAAATCTATTTCTTATATAATGCTCGGTGTTCTAGAGAGGGTCCAATCGAAAAATTTTTTCCAAAATTATTCTAGTCGTCGAATTTTACCACCTCACCAATTTTACCCCGAAATTCCAACCTTTGTTGAAAAAAATCGCATTATTTTGTGTGTGGCTTTTGTTTCCATAAAGCGGTCGGGTCTTTTTCTAGATTGGAAATTGTAAATTTGGTTGAAAATTTGGTTTTCTGTTATATATGTTGATTTTTTTAATTACTTAGACGACAACTTTTTTAATTATTTTGTAAATAATACTTGCATCTTTTGTTTATTATGTATAAACTATGGTATGATATTTAATAACAAACCGAAAGGAAACACAATGACTAAAAAAGATTATGAGGCAATAGCCAACTGCTTCCACCCGTTCACTGAAAAAGCGGATGGTATCAGAATGATTGGTTCGGCTACGGCTTTCGCTGCGATGTTAATCTTATACTTTGAGGATGACAACCCAAGATTTGATAGAACAAAGTTCTTGAAATGGGCGGGCTTCAACCTTGAACAATGTGAAGACATTAGCGACATGATAGATTGGAAAGATGAGGATAGAGAGTAATAACAACAACGGCGGGGCTTCGGCCCCGTCACAACCGAAAGGAAATAACATGGATTCAGTATTATTAGTATGGTTAGCCATTGGCATTGTTTACGGTGTTGCAATGGGATTCAAATCATTATCATAAACAATAGATACCCTGGGGCTAACAACCCTGGGGTATTTTTTTTAGTACATAAAAAATAATATAACAGCTCTAGAGCTAGACTATCGTCCCTCAGTCTAGCTCTAACCCCCAGACGATTCACAAGGTTTTAGGGGCTAAATTATAGCCCCTAAAGGCACCCCCGACCGACTAAAGTCGGGGGCTAACTGATTATACTTCTACTGATTCTATCTTGATAGATAGACGGGGATAACAATTAACTTCTTTTTTTTCGCCGTCAATTGTTTTCTTTTTGGAATATACAAAGTTATCTTTGTAATTGCGTATTAATTCATTCCCTTCGGCAACGTTCAACACGTCTTTATTATTTACGATTTCGACTAAACGATTCATATCTTTTTGAACTGCTTTGTCGTCTTGAGATGCTAAAACCTTCGACGCATTCTCAAGGATGCGCCCTTCGTTTGATGATGCTTCAAGAACTTCAATGTCCATAGCTTTCAATTGTTCTTGTGTCAAACCCGTCTTAGCTAAGAGTTTGGCAAAAGCATCTGTTTTTAACTTATTACTCATACCCATAAATTGACGATAAATCACGAGAAAAGCAAGGATTATCTTGTCTTTTTATATCTTTTTTTGTCTTGACCGACTGAGTGGTCTACACCACCTAGCTAGACTCGAGCTCAAGAGCTAGACTAATTCTAGTCTAGCTCAGTTCCCCCGACAAAATAGACTATGCTGGACAATTGAGTTCTAGTTATTGTCGCTAAAATTTTGTAAGTTAAGGCATGAAAATAGACCCGATAGCAACCAAGCCAGCGACGATTTCAGGCGTAGCGTCGGGAGAAAGGAAATAATATGAAAACAATAAAAAAGACTATTAGCGATAAGTGTCCCACTTGCAGTCAGCGTTGGACTAGAGAGATTGACGTTCCTGCTCCTGTAGACGGAATGACATTCTATGTCGTTATGAATGCTAAACGTAAAGTAGACTTGACAATAGAGTATCACGACGTAATAGATACTAGTCTTAACGGAGACACAGACGTAGTAACAGACCTGACATTCAATAATGCCATCGTCTTTATAT